CCCGTTTATGGGCAGCGGTTCCACGATTAAGGCCGCCAAGGAATTTGGTGGCCTTAACTATATCGGGGTCGAATTGGACCGAGAAATGTTCGAGCGGGCGCGGGCTTTCATCGGTGGTGAGGCCCGTGGCTGAATGGAGCGACGCCGAGGAGAGGGTATTGCGGCACCTCAGGAGGTTGGGGTTCCAATATATCCAGCGACCGGACTGGATAGCGAGGGACAACAAGGGCACTTGGTGGTCCTTCGAGGTCAAGGCAAAAGAGCGGTTCGAGCCTCCACCTTTTGCGGGTCACGGCCTGAATCGAAGCCAAATGCAGTCTCGGCTAGCATTGCAGGCCGAGAAAGGGATTCGGGCTGTATTGATAGTGATGGACCCGGATGAAGGTTGGATCATGGCACCGCTTGATCGTTTGGCGAATGGCCCGTTGTATGAAACAACAAACGGCGTGGTTATCTTCCCCATCGATCAATTTAAGCAGGTTGAGGGTTTGTAAGCTGAGGCCGCCCCTGTGGGCGGCTTTCTCGCGTAGGAGGGGAGTGTGATGCCTACCGCAGTCGCCATTGACGCCGCAACCGAATACGCGCGGGGTGTCATTGATGGCGACATCATCGCCGGGAAGTGGGTGCGCCTCGCCTGTGAGCGGCATCTACGAGACCTGGAGCGGCAGGACACGGACGAGTTCCCCTACGTGTTCGACGTGGAGAGAGCGGAACGGGTGTTCGAATTTTTCGCCTACTGTCGCCACGTCGAGGGGATGCTCGCGAGGACACCGATCTACCTGGAGTCGTTTCAGAAGTTCATCCTTGGCTCCGTCTTCGGCTGGGTGCATCGCGAGACGGGCTTGCGGCGCTACCGCAAGGCTTACGTCCAGGTCGCGCGCAAGAACGGCAAGAGCACTGTCCTTAGCGGGCTTGGCCTGTACATGCTCATGGCGGATGGTGAACTCGGTTCGCAAGTATACGCCACGGCGACGAAGAAGGAGCAGGCGAAGATCGTCTACGATGCGGCCCGCATCATGGCGAGCCGTTCGCCGGACCTTCTCAAGAGGCTTGAGCCGGGCCGCGACGTGATCAAACACCCGGCGACGGACTCCAAATTCGTGCCTCTGTCGAAGGATACGAAGAGCCTCGACGGCTTTAACCCATACTTGGGGATCATCGACGAGTATCACGCGCACCCGACCGCCGAGATGTACGAGCTGCTCGAAAGCGGCATGGGTCAGCGGTTGCAGCCCTTGCTATTCATCATCACGACGGCGGGGTTTGAGCTTGCGAACCCTTGCTACGACGAGTACCGGTACTGTTGCCAGATCCTCGAAGGTACGCTGGAGAATGAGCGGTACTTCGTCTACATCGCGCAGATGGACGAGGACGACTCGCCCCAGGATGAGTCGGCGTGGATCAAGGCGAACCCCCTCCTCGCCAAGACCGACTACGGCATGGAGTACCTGCGGGCGCAGCTGCAAGAGGCGCTCGACGACCCGAGGAAGATGAGGAATTTCCTCACAAAGAACCTGAACATGTGGGTGGATGCACCCGAAGAGGGATACCTGCCCATCGAGCGATGGCGAGCCTGCGAGGGCGAGCTGCCGGACCTGCGGGGCGTGCCGTGCTACATCGGTGTGGACCTGGCAGCGAAGATCGACCTGGCGTCGGTGAGCATCGAGTGGCCGCTGGAGGATGGACGGTCGGTAGTCATGTCGCATTCGTTCATCCCCGACGATACGCTCCAACAGCGCATCAAGCGGGACAAGCAGGACTTCGGACGCTGGGTGCGAGAGGGGTGGATCACGGCGATTCCTGGCGCGGTGGTGGATCAGGACTTCATCCTCGATTGGATCGAGCGTCAGGTTGAAGAAAACGGCTGGATCGTGCAGGAGGTCTGCGTCGATCCGTGGAGTGCATCGCAGTTCATGGTGGACCTGCAACGACGGGGTTACACCGTCGTTGAGGTCATCCAGGGCATCAAAACCCTATCGGAGCCGACGAAAGACTTGCGCGAGAAGGTACTCGCCGGGAAGATCATCCACGACGGCAATCCTGTCCTCGCATGGGCGGTAGCCAACGCCGTGACGAGAGAGGACCACAACGGCAACATCATGCTCGACAAGCGCAAGAGTCGAGACAAGATTGACCCATTGGCGGCGCTTGTGACGGCGCACGTGCGGGCGATGCATCGGCTCGAAGTGCAGAGAAGCGTTTACGAAGAACGCGGCTTGCAAGTCTTGTGACGGAAAGGCGGGTGAGAAGGTTTGAGGTTCACAGAACGAATGCGCCGTTGGTTTAGGCGCTCGTCCTCGACGCTCGCCTCGCCGTCTGAGGAGTTAAGAGAGGCACTGGGCATCATGCCCTCTGCGACGGGGGTCGTCGTGAACGAAACGACGGCCCTTCGTGCTTCTGCGGTGTGGGCGTGTATCACACTCCTGTCCGGTGATTTGGCGAGTGTGCCACTGCTTCTGTACCGCAGGAAGGAAAATGGCAAGGAGCGAGCCGACAGCCACCCTCTGTACACGGTGCTACACGACGCCCCCAACGACGAGATCGACTCGTTTCGTTTCGTCGAGTTGGTCATGACGCACCTGCTGACGTGGGGCAACTTTTACGCCGAGATTGTGGCCGACGAGTCCGGGCGAGTGCGACAGCTTTGGCCGCTGGCACCGTGGCTGGTACGACCGGAAAGGCCGGACCCGAACGGCCCGATTGTGTACCGGGTGCGACTGCCAGAGGGTGGTGAGGTGACGCTGCGACGGGATCAAGTATTCCATGTAGTGGGATTTGGCTACGACGGTCTGGTAGGTTACTCGCCCCTTCGTATGGCGGCCAAGGAGGCCATTGGGCTCGCCCTTGCGACACAAGAGTTTGGGGCGCGATTCTTCTCCAACGGGGCGCGCCCTGGGGTTGTCCTAAGTCACCCCGGACAGCTTTCGGAGAAGGCGCGAAACAACCTTGAGAAGTCGTGGAACGCAGCGCACGGCGGTCTTGATCGTTCTCATCGGGTCGCCATCCTCGAAGAGGGGATGAAACTTGAGACGTTCGGGGTGCCGCCAGAGGAAGCGCAGTTCCTTGAGACACGCAAGTTCCAGGTGACGGACATCGCCCGGATCTACCGGGTACCGCCACACATGATCGGTGACCATGAAAAAGGCGCCACTTACGCATCGGTGGAGCAGCAGTCGATTGACTACGTGACGCACACCCTACGCCCCTGGGCGGTGCGGATTGAGCGCGCCATACGGCAGCAGCTTCTCACACCGCGGGAACGGGGTCGATACTTCGCCGAGTTCCTGCTCGACGGACTCCTGCGAGGCGACACAAAGAGCCGATACGACGCTTACGCAGTAGGCCGACAGTGGGGATGGTTGAGTCGAAATGATGTACGACGGATGGAAAATATGGACCCGATCGAGGGCGGAGACGATTACCTCGTCCCGTCCAACATGACTGTTCTCGGTGCGACGCCGGAGGGGCAACAACCTCCGGCGTTAGTTTCGACAACGCCAGATACGGAGGTGAGTGGAGATGCCCCAGGCTCCAACAACCCCGACTCCGAGTAGACCGGACGGGCGAGGGATCGAGTCTAACGCCCTTGAGCGCCGGGCCTACCAACCGGTCGAGGTTCGGGTAAGTGATGAGGGCGACACGCCTAAGATCGTCGGGCACGCCGCGGTGTTCGACGAGCTATCGGAGCCCATAGGCTTTATGTTCCCATTCCGGGAGCGCATCCAGCGGGGCGCGTTCAAGGACAGCATCGGCGTCGATGACGTGCGGGCGCTTTGGAATCACAACCCTGACTGGGTGCTCGGGCGCAACAAAGCCGGTACGCTGAGGATGAGAGAGGACGACAAGGGCCTCGCCGTCGAGATCGATCCGCCCGATACCCAGTGGGCGCGGGATCTTCTGACGAGCATCCGGCGCGGCGACGTGAACCAGATGAGTTTTGGGTTCCAGGTGATCGACGACGATTGGGCGACGGAGAACGGCGAGTCCATCAGGACGCTCAAGAAGGTTCGCTTGTTCGACGTTTCTGTCGTTACTTACCCAGCGTACCCACAAACCGACGTCGCGGTTCGCTCATCCATTGAGCGTCTAGCGGCGCAAATCGAGGCATTAGAGCGCCGTCTCGCGGCGCCTGTGCAAGAGAGCGCGGGCCAAAAAATCAATCTGGCTCGCAAGAAAATCAAACTTCTGGAGGTGCAGTAAAAGTGAACATTCGTGAACTGAAGCAACAGAGGGCCGCGCTCTTGAAGCAGGCCCGGGAGATCTTGGACAAGGCCGAGCAGGAAAAGAGGGACCTAACGGCAGAGGAGTCGCAGGAGTTCGACCGCATCACCGCCGAGGCCGACGCCATCGGCAAGCGCATCGAGCGAGAGGAGCGCCTCGCGTCGTTCCCTGCGATGGATGATGTACCGGAACCTGTGGCGGGTCGGCGCGGTCAGCCCGGCGAGGGTCCGACCGAGAGACGCACCACGAACCCCCGCGCCACCGACGAGTACCGCAGCGCGTTCTTCGACTACGTGCGCCTCGGGCGCTCGGGGATCGGTCCGGAGGAAGTGCGCGTGCTCCAGATCGGCGTCGATGCTGACGGTGGCTACCTCGTGCCGGACGAGTTCCAGCGCGAACTGGTCGAGGCACTTGAGGAGCAAAACGTCATGCGGCAGATCGCTCGGGTCATTCAGACCGGCTCCGGCGACCGCATCGTCCCTGTCGTGGTGGACCGTGGCACGGCCTCCTGGATTGGTGAGAACGCGGCCTATCCCGAGGCTGATGCCCAGTTCTCGCAGTTCACCCTCGGGGCTCACAAGCTGGCCCGAATCACCAGGGTGAGCGAGGAACTGCTGAACGACAGCGCGTTCGACATCGCCGGGTTCCTGCGGGATGCCTTCGCCCGCGCCTTTGGTGATGCTGAAGAGTCGGCATTTGTGAATGGCGACGGTACCGGCAAGCCTCGGGGTATCCTGCTCGACGCTCAGGTGGGCAAAACGACGGCTTCGGGTACGGCCATCGCCGCCGACGAGCTCATCGACCTGTTCCACGCTCTGCGCCCGCCCTATCGTGCTCGGGCATCGTGGCTCATGCACGACAGCACGGTTGCTGCGGTACGCAAGCTGAAGGACGCCAACAACCAGTATATCTGGCAGCCCGGCCTCCAGGCAGGTCAGCCCGACCTGCTGCTCGGTCGTCCGGTCCGTGTCTCGCGCTACATGCCGGAGATCGCCCTCAACGCGAAGACGGTCGCCTTCGGCGACTTCTCCTACTACTGGATCGCCGACCGGCAGAGCATCGGGATTCAACGGCTCGTCGAGCTTTACGCAGCCAACGGGCAGGTCGGATTCCGCATGTTCACCCGGCTCGACGGACGGCTGGCGCTCGCCGAGGCCGTGCAGGTGCTCCAGCAGGCGGCCGCGTAAGGCGGTGATCCTATATGCGCGTCAAGCTTCTGACGGGACTGGCGGGGCGTGGGTTCTCCCACGCCCCCGGCGCGGTCATTAGAGTGAGCGCCGGTGAGGGACGCCGCCTGATTGAGGCCGGATTCGCCGAACCCGTCGAGGAAGCCGTCGAAGAGACGATGGTACAAGCTCATGAGACGGCGGAACATGCTGTAAATCGGAGGCGAGGGAGGCGGCGCTGATGAGATGGGCGCATACGGTCATGCAGCCCCCGGCGACGGAACCCGTCTCCCTCGACGAGGCGAAGGCGCACCTGCGCGTCACCACGACTGATGAGGACGCCTACATCGCCTCGCTCACTACGGTGGCCCGTGAGTGGTGCGAGGGGTTCCAACAGCGCGCCTACATCACACAGACACACAAACTTACGCTCGACCGATGGCCCCGCGGTTGCGCCATCTACCTCCCGCGCCCGCCGCTCCAGTCGGTGACGAGCATCGTCTACACCGACAGTGAGGGCGCGCAGTACACGGTGGACGCCGACAGCTACATCGTGGACACGGCGAGTGAGCCGGGGCGCATCGTCCTGGCCTACGGCGCGTCGTGGCCCTCGGTGACGCTGCGTCCTGCGGCGGGGGTTGAGATCACCTACGTTGCCGGGTACGGCGACGCCTCGGCGGTGCCGCAGAAGGCGAAGCAGGC